ACTGGGGGTCTGAAAACGCCATAGGCGATCTCCTTATCTCCGTTACGGTTCCGCAACGGCATTTGGTGGTTTACGTCAGTGCTAATACTGACTCTACCATCGGGTAATACCCAATGCCAGAGCTATGGCCTTTTGACGGATGGTTAGGCCGTCAAATGTTAGGCCAAAACCAAAGGGATTTGCTCGCCGGCGTATCTTCGTTTCTGTAACGAAGGTTAGCGGTGCGACACGAAAGCCACCAGGAGAAGAACTCCCGGGGCTCACGTGGGTGTAGGTATCTTTCACCACGGTATGTTCCATGATGTACCCGTACCGCATAATCAGACCATCGACTATATAGTCCGATGTCGTGGACAGGACGTCCCCGACGTTAGTGAACCAGTCGATAGCCCAGCTCCAGGGAGCGAGGTTCCAGAGAGTATCTGGCGTAAGTGATAGGCCTAATAGTTTCTTGGCCTCCAACGCGTGACGCGCCATCCCGTCGCGGCTACCATAGCCGGTCGGGAGATAGTACGTAAACGCGCCGGAAAACCACCTACGTTGGACCCATTCACGGGTCCGAAACACATCGCCCCTAGAGGAAGTTGGCATACTAATACCGATCTTGGTGGGCCCGTAAGGGTAATCCGTTGGGATCGGCATCTGCGTGCTAGAGCTTCCTCTGAGTACCGGAAAGTGGTACTGACGCCGGACCTGGCGGCCTGCATCACGCTCATATTGCTGTAGAACAGCATCAGCGTGACTCACAGCGAATGCGAATTTCTTCACATCGCTGACGATAGGCAGCCATCCAAATTCCGAGTTGAGATATTCCTTAGAGGCTTTCTTAGCCACCGAGGTTTTCTCTTCCCACAGGGTATGGCCAATCGCTGACGGAATTCCGTCTTTGATCAGCTCACCCAAGAAAGTGGACGCATCAGCCACTGAATTAGTTGGCTTGCACATGGAAACAGCACTCGCCCCTAAGCTCTCCAGCTGTTGATTGCTGGAATTCTGAGCCGGGGGAAAGATACTAGGTCCCAAGCGAACGTCAGATGGAGAAATAGGATAGACGGGGCCGACATAACTGTCGACAATTTCCCTGTCACCCTCAATCCTCGATCGCAGGAACTTTACCCTCTTACGAGGGAGCGTCTGTTCGACGTAAGTTCTCTGCGTGAAGAAGTCTCCACCCAAATCACCCAGATCGCCACGTTGGCGTGACTTAAACGGGTGGCCACTCGACACAGTAATTTGTGTCCCCTTGACTGATTCTAGCGACCCAGAGCCCACCGTAGGTGCGAAAAACGCACCGTTGGGCAAGAATCTCTGTTTGGAAGAGCCGGTCCACGTCCCAAGATGGGATATGGTACCTCTCTTCCTAGTCGTTGGTCCTGTCAAGGGCGGTACAGCTCCTCTGGTAAATCCTCC